TATGGTGTTGACGGTAACGAGTGGGAAGGTCACGCATTTTACGGATTCGTACACGGATGGTCGACTGACAAGAATGTGTTGTGGTATCGGTCAGTTCCAAATACGCCCGCTGCACCAGAGGAGGGGGAATGAAACTAAATAGAAAAACTCTATTGAAAATATCAGATGCCTATAAGTGGCTAGGTAAGTTTATCGAACGACTCAACCTAAGTAAATTACTGTTTAGGCTATCAGATAAAGCCTACAACAAAGCATTAACTAGATTATAGGAGCAAAAATGACAACTGAATCGAAACTGAATTGGTCAACCGTGAAGCCGACATTCCCAGAGGTGAAGGGGAAGGAAGTAAAGTTTATATGGAGACAGAAGTCGGACAATAGAATTGGGGAGGGCAATTGTCATATTACTAGCCCATTGATTTATAGACTTGTTTTCGATGATATGTTCATCTGCTACGCTGACCTGACCGCCCCTGTGTCACCCCTGCCGTTGTGGGGGAAATTGCCGGAGATGCACGACTCTGTTGATGGATGGTACGCATCTTATGATCTTGGTGAAGACTTGGCTGCATTTTCAATTATTATGCCAGTTAGTCCTGACAAGCCGTCCGCCATCCTCGCCTGGAATCGGATAGCCGAAGCGCTGAATGAGGTGGAGAAGTGAGTTTACAAGACGATATCGCAAGGGGTTGTCTCGAAAATGGTGAACCGATTGAGGCGCGTTGGGGTGGTGGATATTGGAGCGCACAGAATGAACCAGAACCCGACCCGTGGGATGGTGCACCCTGCCCGAAATGTGAAAATATGTTGCATACCTATCAGGGTGCTTTTGCGGAAGATTGCCAAAAATGTGGCTGGAAATTCAGGGACTTGCCATGACCCACCTCACCCCTGCGCAGCGTAGAGACTACTCGGTAGCGGTCAAGAATGGCACGACTGCGAATGAGATTGCAGTTATCCGGCGCAACATGATACTCCGGCATGATAGCGCATGGTGGCGACTGCACCGTGATGAGGTTATGGCGGAGTTGGCTAAATTAGAAGAGGAGAAGAAATGAAATTTGGGGATATTGTCGTCAATGAATGGGCTGGAAGTATGAACCCCAACAAGGTACTGGTTTATATCAGGATTGTTGGCAGATTGGTTCACTGTCTTGCAATAGGCGGAGAAACAGTTTATTTTAACAACGACCAACATTTGAGCCTTCATAAAGTAGGCGAACTAGATTACTCTGGGTGGATGAAGGCATTGGAGCAGGAACAACTAAAAGGTGACAAATGATAACTTGCCCGAAGTGTAAAGGGGCGGGCACAGGTCGCGTCACACTGTTGAGATGGATACTGGCAAAGATTGGAGCGACCCATGTACTATGAGGAAAAGGTAATCAACGGAATATTGTGTTGGCGCGGTGACCCTAAAGGTGAGTGGCACGAAATGGATTACGTAGAATTGTTGAGCAACTACGAGAGTACAAAACGGAATTACTACGAGTACGCTTTACTAGCACAGGAACTCAAAGAATCCCGTGACGCATGGAAGAGGTTGGCAGAGTTATTCGCTGAACACTGGACAGTCAATTTACTAGGGTGTCATTGCATACATTGTCACGAGGAACAGGTTTGGGATGGAACAGGAAACACATGGAAACAGTTCCACTCTCCCGACTGCCCCATTGAGCAGTTGAGGAAGTTGAAAGAGAGGGAGGGATGCTGATAATCAAGATACAAAATGATGGGTCTGGGGATGTAAAGGTTGGAAATTACAAGTACCAGGTGCTCGTCAATGACATGGTGATTGAGTATGGCGACATTGAAGGGCATGAGCGCAAAGAGGGGTGGCGCGGGTTGCTACTTAACCTTGTTGATACGTCCTCGAAAAAGGAACTGGAAAACTTGATCGGACTTTGTGAAGGCAAATAGACACTTTATGTCTATTACCCTATATAAAAGCAATTAGGAGAACGAAAAATGAAAATAGTCTATACTCCGCACATGCACGCAGAATGGAAACACCTTATAAGCAAGTGGACTAATTATGGAGAATACCCAGAAAACGCCGGAGAGATTGGTGCGTTATTAGAAGAAATTGAGCGCCTAAAAACAGTAAGTCAGTGGACATCAGTAAAAGACGCTTTACCCGAAGAACAGAAAAAGGTTCTTGTTTATGGTAACGGAGAGTGGATGATAAATTCCATTCAAGATGGACGGTGGTATTTATATATGGAAACAATTACTCACTGGAAAAACTTGGCTTCACCGGACGGCGACGCATGACCCCTGACCTTGCCGACACATTAGAGTGGCAACTCCGCGCCGTGGGGATCGAGGCTATCCGCGAGTATAAGTTTCACCCGACACGCCGTTGGATGGCAGACTTTGCCATACCTGAAAAAAAGTTGATTATCGAAGTTAATGGCGGGACCTGGATGATTAAATCAGGTCACAATTCTGGAAGGGGCATAAGCCGAGATTATGAGAAGGGGAATGCCGCGCAACTTCTAGGATTCACCTACCTGCAATACACCCGTAAGGAAATCGAGGACGGCAGCGCACTATCCGAGATTGAGCAGTATTTGGAGAGGAGCGAGGGATGACACACAATGAAATAAACGAGAGAATCGCAATCAAGAAGGGGTGGAAGATACAAGATATGGGAATAGGAAGTACACCACTTCTTGAAGCGATTAGTCCTTATGGTCAATATCGTGCGTATCCAGAGGAGTTGCCCCAATACACAACCGACTGGCGACTGGCAGGAGAACTATTGGAAGAGATTGGTCACAAATCGTCTGTAATAAATGTTCAGGCAGACCACACCGGTTATGCTGTGTATGTGCGTAAATATCCAACGGATACCGCAAAATTGATTATGTATCATGCCGACACCCCACAAATGGCTATCTGCTTGGCGTTTTTAGAATGGAGTGAGAGATGAAATACACATACACAAAAGAGTTGTACAAAATGGCTCGCGAAGCAACCGCCATTGGTGGCAGTTGTGCAATGAGTACATCGACATTATCCGCCTTACTAGATGAAATAGACCGTCTGCATGAAGCGGAGCGGTGGATACCTGTCTAAGAGAAACTTCCAGATGTCGTTGAGAAAGACGGGGAAGTTAATACCGTATTCGTGAAATACAAAAAGGAATATCAGCCTGATTGTGGCTCGATTTATTCAACCAGCAACACAGTTTATCTTGCTGCGCACCCAGAGCATTATGAATGTTGGAAGTATCCCGAGTTACCCACACCACCAGAGGGGGAATGATGTTATACAGTAGCGAAAATACGATATTCCTTGATAAGATTCCAGGTGGTCTCTACCCTGACATTCCGAGAGTGTTGGTGAATCCTGACGAGAAGTGGATAAAACACGTTCATTGTGATGGTGCGAGATTCCACGTTTTGACTTACATCGGTTGCGGCTTTCCGCGAGTTACAAAGGTGCTAACACCTTGCTCCGAACCCGATTGCATATTCAATAAACCAGAGGCTTCCAAATGATGGACGCTCCGCTATCTGTAATGATGCGCTGGTTTGAAGCGGAGCCGGATATGGTCGAAAAGGAATGCATAGATTGCAGTGATCAATTCGAGGCGCCGAAACTCACAGCCTGGCGGACGCGTAGATGCCCTACTTGTACGGCTGAGCACAAGCGAAAAGGTGAGCCGTATGTCAAGGTTGACCGCGAGGAGATACCAATAATCGGCATCCCCGGCGTGGACCTCGTGACCGCTGTAATCCGGCAGGCAATCATCGACGGCAGGAATGGTGACATCGAGGCGCGTCAATTCCTACGAGCGGATGACGGCGCGGAGTTGTACCTGAAGTTAGCAGGGGTGGATGTTGACGCTGAAATGCGCGATAGGCTGTTCTGGATTGGGAAGAGGCGCAACGTGAAAAATCAGGATAATTGGCGATTGTACAACGAGAAGGGGTGATGTATGACTGAATATGAGTCCGCTATAAATACGCTTAGCCGAGCGTTCGACAAGTTTAAAAAGAGAATTGGAAAGATACTTGTTTCATCATTCTCAGACCGTCCGACAAGAATGTATTATCGACGGTACGCAAGGCACGGAAAGAAGGGGCGAGGATGATTGATACCACCAATAACTGCATATTCGAGTTGACCGACATTGACTGCCCGGATGAAATAAAGTTGTCACCACAGGAAAAAAGGGTGATGCGTGGGCTGGCGAAGGGGATGAACAATGAGCAGATAGCGTTAATGCTGCACATATCCCCGAGGACGGTGACCACGTACCGCGAGAAGGTACGGCGGAAATGCGGCTGCCCGTCGATTGAGGCGGCGATGTACCTTGTAACGTCATTAGGATTGTTGGAAGAGGAGAAGGAATGACGGTTGAGTTGATACTTGGCGACTGCCTCGAAGTAATGCGGTCAACGCCTGATAAGTCAGTAGACGCGGTGATTACTGACCCGCCGTACGGGATAGGCAAGGATGGACAAAAAGAATCTTCAGGTGGTCACGGAGGACGCAAGGGATATGAGTTTAAAGGATGGGATAGTGTTAGACCAGACAAGCAGGCATTTAATGAAATTCAAAGAGTATCAAAAAATCAAGTTATATGGGGTGGTAATTACTTTGCCGACTACTTACCTGCAACTTCAAAATGGCTAGTTTGGGATAAAGGGCAAAGAATAAATCAATCTGATGGTGAATTAGCGTGGACGTCTTTTTCTGGAGCGCTAAGAATATACACATTAAATCGGGTGGCAATAATGACCGACGGCGCTCTTCATCCTACTCAAAAACCAGCATCACTTATGAGATGGGTACTCTTGAATAACACTAACGAAGGAGACACCATCCTAGACCCCTTCATGGGTAGCGGTACAACGGGTGTGGCATGTGTACAGACAGGTAGAAACTTCATCGGGATTGAGATTGACCCGACATATTTTGCAATCGCTGAAAAGAGAATCAAGGATGCACAACAACAAATGAGGCTACCTATCTAAAAAGTTGCTTGAAATGCGTAGTTTACATCCGAGACTAAAGGCTTTACTCTAAATAGGTGAAGCCTTTTTAGTTTAATAGGAGTGAATATGTGGCAATCAAGAAAATTTCGCACCATGATTTGTGACGCCGGATTTGCAACTCTGGCAATCGTTCTCGGATGGTTCTTCATCCCTGAAAAGTTGAATCAGGTATTGATTCTCGTTGGATTGTGGCAACCCGTGATTGTATCTTACATCATTGGTGTGGCAATGGAAGACAGCGCCCTAAAGGGTAGTCTCTCCAGCACAGAAGCCGCAAACACACTAGAGAGTCAGACGAAGTAATCCTCCCCTCCAGTCCGGCGGCTACCAGGCAAACACTTATTATCGGTATCCGCACAGAGTACGCGGTCTCCTCCCGCGTGCCTTGCCACCAAACTTATCTCCCACCTGTACGTGGCTGCCGGATTAGAGGGATGGAGTGACATGGAAACTACCCCCGACTACAAAGTATTAGACCTGATGATGGTAACCGTCCGCTGTGACAAGGTACTCACTATCCCCGGCATGGTCATTCTTTGCGAATTGACACACGGGCATGACGGTAGGCACTATGGACATTTATGGGCTGACCAGGAAGCAGATGTTATGTGGGGCGAACCCGTGAATGTGGTCGATGAGGATATACCGTTTTGATCAGTGTCCCCGAGTTACGGCTAAAGCGGGGTGACTACTGCGAACATTGTAACCATAGGCAGGGGACACAACGGCACCATGTGTTTTTTGGCACGAAAAAGGGAGAACCCTATTTTGACGATGAACGCAACCTGATGCTTGTCTGTGCATACTGCCATGTCGAAAAGGCGGTGATAAACGGGTACAATCTGAAGTGTGCGTTTTGGGAAAGGCAATGCATGAGATATGGCAAGGACAGCATGATGGAATTCTGGCGGAATGCGCCGCTGGTAGTGAAGGAGCGATTCTGGTAAAGTGGGATTAACAGGTAAACAAGAGAAGTTTGTGCAAGAGTACCTGCGTGATTTGAATGCAACGCAGGCTGCTTTACGTTCCGGGTACTCTCCAAAAACTGCTTACTCGATCGGTTCAGAAAACCTGAAAAAGCCTGAGATTATAGAGGCTTTGCGCAATGAAGCAATATCAGCAGAAGAAGATTTAATCCGACTGACAGATATTGCCAGAGGAAACATTACTGACTTGATGGATGTTACCACAAGCGGATTCTCTATTGAGCTAATGACAGAGGACGAAAGCGGTAATAAAGTAATCAAACCACAAACAAAACTTATCAAGAAAATAAAACAAAAAGTAACAACCATTATTGGAAAAAAAGAAAATGACGACGACAAGGAAATTGTCGAAACAGAGTTAGAGCTTTACAGCGCACTAGAGGCTATGACCACGCTAGGAAAATACCATAAGTTATTTGTTGATCGACACGAACTAACAGGCAAGGATGGAGAGGCGATAAAGACAACGGATGAAGGACACAATAGAGCAATATCTAAACTCGCTGATGCCCTCAGAGAAATTGTACCTGGAAAGGGTGCAGAACAGGACAGCGAAATGGATACCACAGAGTAAACCGCAATGGTTAGCGCTTCTTTCACGTGCAGACGAATTGTTTTACGGCGGAGCAGCGGGCGGTGGTAAATCATCCTTACTGGTTGGACTGGCAACAGAACTAGGCAAGCACAGCGCAATATTCAGGAGAGTGTACCCGAACCTAAAAGAGCTAATGCGACACACCCGAGAAGTTTTGGGAGACACAGCAAGAGAAAACAAGTCAGATAAAACATGGGAGTTTGAGGACGGCAGGACCATAGAGTTTGGAGCGGTGCAATACGACCAGGATAAAACGGACTGGCAAGGTAGACCTCACGACCATAAGCTGTTTGATGAAATACCTGAATTTGAAGAAAGCATTTATGTCTTTATTTGTGGATGGAACCGAACAACTGACAGAGGGCAACGGGTAAGGGTTGTATGTACTGGCAACCCGCCGATTGATGAAAAAGGAAACTGGGTAATAAAGCGTTGGGCTGCGTGGCTGGATGATAAACACCCTAATCCTGCAAAGCCTGGTGAGTTGAGATGGTACGCAACGATAGACGGAGAAGAACGCGAGTTCACTAATGGCGACCCGATACAAAATGGCAGCGAAACGATTTACCCACTTTCAAGGACGTTTATCCCCGCAAGGCTTGAGGATAATCCGTTCCTTGCAGATGATAACCGCTACCGCTCGGTGCTTCAGTCATTACCCGAACCGTTGCGCTCACAAATGCTTTATGGTGATTTTCACGCCGCGTCATCGCCTGACCCCTGGCAAATCATCCCGACTGAATGGGTACTGGCAGCACAGCGGCGCTGGTTGGAAACAGAGAAACCAGAGCGCCTTACAGCGGTTGGCATCGACCCGGCGCGTGGTGGACGCGACAATATGAGCATGGCAAAAAGGTACGATAACTGGTTTGACAAGTTAGCGTTCTGGCCTGGCGCGGTTGTTTCTGATGGACCCAAAGCTGCTGAATTAGTAAGACAGGATTTGAACGGCGAAGATCCCGAAATTATGAACGTGGATATTGCGGGCATTGGTTCATCCGTTTATGACAGCTTGAAGGATAAGTACCCCGGCATTACAGCGATAAACGCCTCAAATGCGAGTGAGTACCGGGACAAAAGCGGTAAGTTGAAAATGAGAAACATGAGGGCTGAATACTACTGGAGAATGAGGGACGCGCTTGACCCGAACGGCGGCGACAATTTATCGCTACCCTCAGGGAATGAGGTTGTAGCTGACCTGTGCTCCGCGAAATACCGGGTAACTGTGTCAGGTGTATTGGTTGAAGAAAAGAGCGAGATCAAGAAGCGGTTAGGACGTTCACCGGATAAAGGTGAGAGTTTACTTTTAGCAAACCTGATAACTCAATCCGGGTCTACGTGGGACGACCTTCAGGATTTGGGCAATACAGATGATTTCGTAAGCAGATGGAAGTGAGGACACATTGAGCGACATACCAATGAGCGACAACGAGAGAAAATGGACTGAGATAGGCACCGCTGGATTACAGGCATACATGGGGTATGTGGAAGAAGCCTATCACCGCGAGTTACACTGGCCGGGGGTGCAGCCGCTTTACTCACGTATGCGCCGCTCCGATCCTGAAATGTCGATAGTCCGCAACGTCTACCAGGCATTAGCGCGGGCGGTGAAACTTGAGTGGGAATTACCAGATGATGCGAGCGACGACGACAAACGCGCTCAGGAGTTTGGCGAACAGATGCTGCAGGACATTGAGGGCGGTCCTGATGGATTCCTCTCGACATTGATTTCACAAGTCCCCTTCATGGGGTTCGGATGGTGGGAAGTTGTATTAGGCGTGCGCTCGCAGAGTTGGAACGCGCCTGATGGTGACGAATGGAAGTCAGAGTACAACGACAATCTTATTGGTGTGCGCAGGTTAGCATGGCGTGATCACTCCAGTTTCTACAAGTGGGACATGAATGAGCGGACTGGCAAGGTAAGGGGATTCATCCAACAGGATAACCCGAACCCGCAGATAACCATACCGCTAAACCGATCGCTTCACATTGCGTTTGGTGACTTACAGAACCCGGAAGGGTTGTCGCCATTAGAGGCTGTATGGCGGTTGGAAAGAATTAAGTACGGCTTGGAAGTTGTTCAGGGCGTGGGTTTTGAACACGCCGCTGGATACCTTGACGTGACGGTAAACGAATCACTGACACCTGGTGACGAAGTAAATCTGAAACGCGCCGCTAAAAACATAATGACAGCACAAGAGGGCAATTATGCCGCATGGCCTAAAGGCGTTGTGGGTGAACTGAAGGATGTGAATTTCTCCGCTGCCCCCTCAATCCTTGAAGCGATAAAGTATTTCGGCATTCTCAAATTGATGGTCTACAACATGCAGTGGGCGGCATTGTCTTCAGTGACAGGTACAGGCTCATTCGCAGCCATGACCGATAGTTCGCAGATGTTTATAACCGTGTTCAACGCAATGATGGAAGGGTTGATCTCGCAGGTTGATGCACAGTTAGGTAAAAGGATATTCGCGCTGAATGAGGGTGCGTTCCCCGGCATGACGAAGCGCCCGAAACTGGTATGTACACCGATTGAGAAGCAGGTCAGTTTGTCAGAGTTAGCCACGTTCCTGGGCGCGATTCAATGGATGGAATTATCAGAGGACGACCTGAAAGCGATCCGTAGAAAATCAGGAGTGCTAACTGAGACAATACCGGAAAAGGACGAAACAGAACGGGCGCCGGAAGAAAAGAAAATCATTGCCGCCAGCATCCCGAATTGGAAAAAGTTTGTCGAGTTGACCGACCCGGAATTGTACAAAAAGTTAGCAAAGGCGAAATAATGAACCTTTTCAAGAGGCTGGTGGACGCATTTACACATTCATTTGAAGCGGGTGATTATTACTCCATCCGGTCAAAGTATAAGTATGAGATTAAGAACTCTATCCTTGAATATCTCATAAGTGATAGCGGATCTGTGGCTGGTCCTAAAAACCAAATGAAGCAGGCGATGGTAGAAGCATTTGGTAACGCCTTCGATTCCGGGTACGTAGACGGCGGCGGCGATGTGAATGAGATGAACTCCAGCGACCAGTCATGGATTGCGAGTAAGCAGCAAACAGAACTTGGGTTCATCGACCAACTGTTTGAGCGGTTGAAGGAGTTGAAAAAAGAAGAGCCTGACGAGGATAACACAAGCGAGGTTGAGGACCGCTCCGAGGGTTATGCCAATACCCTTGACGGCGTTTACGCAGAGGGTAAACTGCGCGGGGCAAAAAATATCATGCTAACGTTTGGTGGGGATGATGGTCAGGAAAGTTGCTCGACATGCCGAAAGTGGAAGGGTAAGAGACACAGCGTGTCATTTTGGGTAAAGCGCAGTTTGATACCGGGGCAACCTGGTAATCAGTCGTTCGCTTGTCGGGGCTACAACTGCAAACATTACCTGTTTGACGACAAGGGCGAAATTTGGGCGGGGCATTAATGACAGACATTGAACCCGTGTTGAAACCAGTTACCGATCTGTCGCCTAAAGTGGTGAGCGTAGCCAGGGCGATTGATCGACTGCCGCCGGGTGAATACTCGATAAGCCTGATCAAACCAACGAGTAAACACGAGAGTTGGCAGATAGCGATTGATGCAGTGAGGACGGTGCAAACCATGACCGTTCCCCACGTAGACAACGGAGTGAGACCATGAAATTAGAATTTTATGTGAGGGCGTATGGACATAGCTAGATTTTTTATACCAATAATTGCGGGGGGTTCGAAATTAAACATCTCGGATGACTTCGAGCGCACAGACGGCGACTTGGCTGGTGGATGGAATTACACCGCAGGGAAGTGGACTATCGCCAGCGGGAAGGTTGTTGCTACTCCCGGTGATGGCGGTGAGTTACTGGCTAATCCAGGATTTGAGGGGACTTATACTGATGGATTAGCTGCTAACTGGACTAAGGCCGGTACGCCTACACTGACCGAAGAGGGGACAATAAAACACGGTGGAAGTGCCGCTCAAAAGATTCTCGCTGGGGCGAGTTCGGACGGAGTAAAAAAAGCGTTAGCTGCCTCGTCTGTTGGAAGACTGGCAAGAGTTGGCGTGTGGTTTTACTGTACCGACGTAAGAGCAAAATTACTTAGGATTGACACAAATGCGCTTGAATCCCGTGCATTTCTAACAGCCTCACTTGCTTATGGTTCACAGTTGAATATTCACGGCACACTGCGCGTTGAAACAACCGATGCCATAACCGCTTTATTTGCTGCCAACGGAGCTGGAACTATCTATGCGGATGACGCCAGTATCAATCTTGTAACAATGGCAGACTTATATGCCTTACGCAACGGAAAGGCTAATTTCAGCCTGCGGGCGACACTCTTTGGGCTAGAGCTTTACAAAAACTATGAATATGTCGGCGTAGCATTTCGTATGAGTAGCTTGACCAACCCGCAATCTGGTTACGTTGCTTATCATAATGGCACACAGATTGTTGTTGAAAAACTAACTAATGGGCTGTGGGCGAAGGTTGGAACAAATGCAGCCGCAACCTACGTGGCAGGGGCAGTTTTACAAGTTGATGCGAACGGAAGCACCGTTGTCGTTACTTATAACAACGCGGTTATTCGCACAGACACACTGGCAGACTACTCTACCAATACAATTTTTGGTTTAGTGTCAACACACCCAGAAAATTCATTCGGCTACTTTGAAGCCAGAGAGTACGGACAGTCTTTTAGTGACCAATCGCTGGTCGTAGACCCGACTGGTAATGACACAACCGGAAATGGGACGGTTGAATTGCCTTACCTGACAATTACCAAAACATCAACGGTTATGGCTGGGGACGGACAATGGAACGATGTTAGAGTAAACGCAGGAACTTATAGCGAAGTGGCTAAGATTTCCGCCCCTCATACTGACATAACTTATAACGGAATTGGAATTGTGTCCATTGACAAAGGATTGTATGCGGCATTTTCAAACGTACACTTCAATGGATTCTCGCTTACTGCTCTTGCCGATGGAATAGTCAATTTCTATCATGTTGAATCTGGATACCACAGCGGATGCTCTGCAAGAAATATCAAAAGTTTTGGTGTCAACATTACCCGCTCAGATGGGGCAATAATTGAAGACGTTGAGGTTCTCGCCACGTGGGCGCTACGTGGGTGTTATTTCTTTGATTCTCATGGACTAACTATCAATCGTGTTTATGTTCACGATTCAGAAGAGGGAGTTTCTGAATATTGCTTTGAGAACGAACTAAATGCAGACGACAGTATTTATACTGATTGCTGGGCAATGGGGGCGGTTAATGCAACTCATGGTTTTATTGCCAAAACCAGTTCTAGAGTTCAATATCATAACTGTGTAGTGAAGTCTTGCCAGACTTACGGATTCTATTCAAAAGCAGGATTAGACGGAATTATACAACACTGTGTTGCTGATGGATGCGCTTTCGGAATTTCGCTAAACGATAACGCTGGCGTTCCCCCATATTCTACGGGATGGACTATTAAGAACAATATCATTATGAACAACCATACCGGAATCTTGGTCGAATCAACTACAGCCTTCACAAGTGATTACAACTGCTTTTATGGCAATACTCACATCGGCAATTACAACGGTGTTGAATACGACACCTTAGCTGAGTGGCAAGCCGCAACAGGACAAGATTTACACAGTGTAGAAATCAATCCCAACTTTGCCAGTGAAGAATACGGCGGATTTATTCTACCCGTTGGAAGCGCCTTATTGACCGCTGGTGAAGGCGGAGTGGCAATTGGAAGGCTATAAAATAGTCATTTCATGGAGGGAACTATGACCGACTTCATCCCCATGCAAAAAGTAGCGTTGCCACCGTTATCACAACGGATCGGTGACGTGTGCTCATTCTGTGACAGGCGCGCGGTGGGAACTGTCAAGGATGTGGACACGCGCGGGATGGATAGGGTTGACGAGTTACACTACTGCCAGGAGCATGAGGCGGTTGCGAAGAGTTGGCAGAAAGTTGCTAGATTTGCGTAGTTTACATACCTGATGGAGTATGTAAGAATAAACTGACAAACAACGAACCTTGCGAAAGCTGGCCGTAGTCGATTCAGATTACGGCTATTTTTATTACACGGAGACACATGAAAAATTTACTTTTCAACCTGGTTGATGGAAGCGAGAATGCTGAAGGAACCGTGCTGATAGACGGCATGGCTCCGGGTAAGTTTGTCGATATGCGCGGCAAGAATGTTGAGATTAAAAAAGAGGACTTCCAGACTTTTGTAGAAAACACACTGGCGGCACTCGAAACAACCAAAGACGAAAACGGCGCGATTGTCGGATTCCCTATTGACGCTATCGGTCACGAACACGGTGAAGCAGCCGGATGGATTAAGAGTGTGTCACTTGGAGAAAAAGGTGATGTTGTACGCTTTGAGGTTGAATGGAACGAAATGGGCAAGAAGTCGATCAGAGAAAAAATCTTACGCTACTTCTCTCCATCAATCGACATGCAAGCAAAAGTGATCACTGGCGGAAGTCTCACTAATTACCCCGCAACCAGGACTAAGAAACACGAGATGCTATTGAAACCCGTTGCGCTGTCAATGGAATTATTCTCCCTTGAGGGCGTTTCACTTGACGAACAATTACAGATAATCCGGGACGCGTTCATTAATCAATTCAACAGCAATCCCCAGGGCATGTGGGTGAATTATCCGATCGAAGTGTTTGAAGGATACCTGGTATGCAGACACGAGGATAAAGCTTTCAAGGTTGGCTATGTCGAAAACGAGGACGGATCCATTTCGTTTGACCCAATGGCTTTATGGATTGAAGTAAAGCGGACATGGATAGAAGCATCATTAGAACAATTCAAACGTGTATTATCCGGCATCTTTAGTGGTGCTGGCGACAATTCCACAACGGAGGTTGATATGGAGTTTGATTTAGAAAAAGCAACACCTGAGCAAAAGGAAGTTTTGCTGTCTCAGGCGCGCGCATCCGTGCTCGCAGAAATGCAGACGAATGAACC